TAGTGGAAACATTGTTGCAGATACAGTAATATGTACCGCAGGTGGACCATCGCCAATTCTACATGCGTTTGCTTATAACATGAAATCTGGAGGAAACTTAGTAGTAGTAGATGTTAGTGAGCTTGCATTAAATATTATGCAAGATATGTTTGCTACATGGGATGGCAGAGATTACCATAGTTGGCTAGAAGAATATAGAAAAAACTCTTCAGCAATTCGTGGTCGTATGATAGCATTTGAAAGAGTGGAAAAGCAAAGTAAATGGATGGACGAAATTCCAGGTTTTGAAGAGTGGTATAATGAAGTTTGGCCGCATATCAATAAACAGTTCATTAAACAAAGTATTTTAGATGTTGACCAATTCACAAAACGCATTGATAGTTTTTTCCAACCTGATAATATAGTAGTAGTGCATACCAGTAATATTTTCCATTATTTGCCAACTTCATTGTTTTACAACTATAATATAAGATGGCATTTGTTTTGGAAACTAAAAAATTATGTAACGAGAAAACAAGCTACTGTTGAAGGTCTAAAAGTTATTCAGAGAATACTGTTTAATGATCATCATAGAAAGATAATGGAGATTTTACCATGGTACAAGAAGATAGACTAGCAAAAGTTTTAGATTTCATACAAGAATGCAAGCAACATAAACACTACGCATATATTGAGTCGCCGCCAGAAGCGTATAGTTATTGGAAAGAAATAAGACAAACACGACAGTTATATTTTAAATGGATCATGAAACACAGTAATTGTCCCAGTTTACGTTTGAGCATTGATATACCACACCGAGAAATACTAGCAGAAGCAGAAAATGCAAACGAATACTTCGTAAAGCATCGTGGAAATAATCATCCTGGCTGGGAGAGTATGACATTGCATGGCCAAGGAATACATTATACCGACAACATAAAACAATATCCAGATGCGCCACAAGAATATAATTGGACTGAATTAACAAAATATTGTCCTATAACAACTGAGTGGTTCAAAGATGTGTGGCCTAATTCAGGCAATATGCAACGTGTTAGATTTATGATGCTGCGTCCTGGAGGTTGGATTACACCACATCAAGATTTAGATCGTCGAGAAATTAGTGCATTTAATATCGCTCTCAGCAATCCAGAAGGATGTGAATTTGCAATGGAAGATGCAAATATTATTCCTTGGAAACCAGGAGATGTTAGAGGGATTGATGTTGGGAGAAAGCACTGCGTATACAACGGAAGCAATCAGGATCGCATACATATGATTGTTCATGACAACTGGAGTCCAAACAAATATGACCTCGTTTGTCAAGCATATGATGACTTGTTAATAGAGAATAACACTTTGTAATGTGCGACTATTCTGTTGCTAGGTCAGTCGCCAACCCCCACGTGCTTAAATTAAGCCGCTAATGCCATTTCTGGCGCTTTATTTGCGTTTGCAATTAAAAAGTTTGTTCGCGGTAACGGCGCTTACATCCCGGTAACTCCACTCTTCTATCCTGCCTGTCGATCCTATTTCGACCCCATCATAAACACACTATTCAAACCAAAGTAGGAAATCCATACTTCCTGTAATATTATATAATACGATTAGTATCATACAAAACCACAGTAGCCAAAATAACCAAAAGCCTAAAAATCTGTACACCTTTTCCATAGGCAAATACTTTTCTAGAAGTGTAGTGATATCCCACACATATCTAAATTGTAGGAACCAACAAAACCATCTTACGTATTTGTTAGGTGTATTTTCTTTTGTTATCTTAGTCATTATTCCCTAATGTGTTTATGGTGGAGTCGCTGGGTACCGCCCCCAGGTCCAGTTCAGTCGTCAAATTGCTTCAACGTTACAATACTATTTATAACATATGTATTCAGAGTTGTCAAGTATTAAATAAAAAAAGGGAGCATTAAGCTCCCCTTTAATAATAACAATGTTATTGTTAGATTAGAATGCGAATGATGCTGTAAGTGTAATCTCACCACGTTCTTCTGCTTCTAAGTCATATGATGTCACTGCTTCGATTGTAAGATCGTCACGTAGTGCATATGAACCACCAAACTCTAGTACTGGAAGATGATCGAATTCGTCATCCATTGTAAAATCATTTGTGTTATCCCATACTGACAATTTAGTGCCTGTTGTTAGCTCTAGGCCGTCAACCTGTGGTACCACAAATGTTAGCTCTGGGTTGATTGTGATAATTGATGTATCAGCATCTACTTTACGTTCTGCTTTTACTTCTGTTTCTAGTGAGAAACCATTACCCAATTGTGTTTCAGCTTGTGCTGTGCCAGCCAAAAGTGTCGCTACAACTGTAGCTGCGAAAATATTTTTCATTTTTGTAAATCCTTATTAATAATGAAAACCGGCGCAAATCAACGCCGGTGCGGTATTATTTAATACTATAATACTTATCACTAATATAAGCTATAATTAAAATTTTGCAAGTTATTCAGGAATTAATTATATATGTGTGTTAATTATGTTACAAAATATATTTTGGTCTCGGTGGTAGGATTCGAACCTACGGTCTCCTGGTCCCAAACCAGGCGCTTTACCATACTAAGCTACACCGAGTAAACTTGGCAAAGGTGAGGAGAATCGAACTCCTGCTTCTGGTTTTGGAGACCAGCGTGATACCATTTCACTACACCCTCATTTTTTAAAAACACACTAACCTCAATCCTTTCGGGATCTATGTTCTGCAAAACTTCCCATTGCAGTGGGACATAGTGTGCTTATAAAAAAGCCCCTAATGAATTAACACTAGGGGCTTGCTTAAAATAACTTTTGTTAAAAAGTCACGTCAAAACATTCCCCAATCTCTTGGCGGCCAACAAGTAATATATGTTGTAGTATTTGACATGTTATTATCTCTCTTTGTTATACACTTAATATAGTACATGTTGTACCGAATGTCAAGTGTTTTCTTAAAAATATTTATCTTTTATATGGTAGAGACAAGTGGACTCGAACCACCGACCTTTCGCTTATCAGGCGAATGCTCTAACCAACTGAGCTATGTCTCTATAATGGCTGGAACGATAGGACTCGAACCTATACTCTGCGCTACCAAAAAGCGATGCATTACCATTATGCTACGTTCCATTACCATTATGATTTATGGTACTCCCTAGGGGAATCGAACCCCTCTTTCCAGGTTGAAAACCTGGCGTCCTAACCGATAGACGAAGGGAGCGTACTATAAAAATGGCGCGGTTGACGGGACTCGAACCCGCGACCCCCGGCGTGACAGGCCGGTACTCTAACCAACTGAGCTACAACCGCTTTTAAACAATTTATAAACTAACGTAACACATTGTCTTTATTGTGTCAACAAAATTATTTATCTTTTTTAATTAATGCACTTATATCATTTGTTGAACGTGCATGTTCTTGTCCAGTTAATTGATCAATTTCCACACTGCACTCTTTAACACATATAGCTGATGGATTGTCACTTTCCCAACCAGGATACCATATATAATCGTTATAAAACTCGTGGTTAACAATTTCGTCTAGTGTATAGTTATCCAAATTATTCCAATTCGGATCTTGATCGTGTGCTGCGATATATTTTTCATCATTTAGTAAGCGAGGTGGTTCATTTGCCTCATTAGCGAATCTCTTATCCCAAGCATTGGCAAAATAACAACAAGGCCAAAGTCTACCATCACTGGTAACTTCCCAATCTCTGGTAGAGCCGTTAATAGCCATACAATCAATCTTGCACTTCATAACCAGTATCCTGTAATAACTCGTAAACGTATTTTAAATTATTCTCTGATATCAATCCATATGATCGATTATTCAATTTAAGCCAGAGCCTTGCGTTTATTTGTTGTGCCATTTTAATAGCATCAGAGACTTGATGCCAATTCCATTCAAATATAATAAATTGCCAAGATCCGTGTCCTTGATTTGCAAACCATGCCGTCATGTTATCCATTGCACGTTGCCAATCAACGCCTTCACGATACATCCAGTTAGTGTCGTGATCAGTGCCGTCAACAGCAAAATGTATATAGAGCTTCCTAGGATATTTTTGTGATAGTTTATTATACCATTCAGGATTTCTTAATCCACCATTAGTATTGATACAAACGTTATCGGAATATTGCATAGCAACATCAATAAAGTCTTCAATTTGTGGATGCATCATTGGATCCCCAAGCTCTCCACAAAAAACAATTTCATTAATTTTTAATGACGTGTTTTCAAGTCTCTTTTTGAATACGTCCAGGTCCATATGCTGTAACTGAACCCAAGATTCTTTCTGGCCCGTGTCTTCGTTTGTCCTAGCACAGGATCGACATCTGGCTTGACAATGAGTAGTTATTGCAAAATCAAAGCTATGTTTAGTTATTTCAGTCACACCAAGATTCTTTTTTATCACCATAATATTCACGGGCAAAGTTATTTTCAATTAGTAAAAGGCGTAAACTCACGCCATCAATAATAATATCACCTAATACTCTGCCGCCATATTTGTCCCAATTGTAAATTGCAACTTTGATAGTGGTAGCACTATCAATTGCATCTTGTGTAAACTGACTTGCTGCTGCACCTAATATTTTTTCAGCATCACATTTGCCGCGCCAGGACTTTTCTGGAGTATCTACCCCGTATACTCGAATACTTAATTCCTGCTTTAGTGGCTCAGGCAAAAAATCAGCTTTGAATGCCACAGTGTCTCCGTCAATCACACGGGTGACTTCAAAATCATATTCTACCATATCTGGCATATTTTCTTCGGCATAAACACTAGCTGTGCTGATTAATACAAGCATTATACTTGTTATTAGATTCTTAAACATTGGGGCTTCCTTAGATATATTGCTTGAATATTCGATCAAACTGTTCTTTTTTACTATTGTATTTATCAATGTATATTTTTAAATTTTCTTCTAATACATTGCTATTACTTATTTCTAAATAATCCAGAATATACTCTGGACGATCGAACCAATCATCACCAACAACAATATGACTTTTATTTAATTTTTGATAAGTTTTTATAGTATAATTGATATCATCTGCATCATTATCTTCTTGAAACTTTTTAAACAGCCTATCTGAATCGTCAGCCAATGTAATATCATTTGATCCATTTAATTGAGCATGATACAAATCCCAATGTGCAAAATTAAGTTGCCACATATACTTCAAAAGACCAGAATCAATTTGCTTGTGCATGTAGTCGTGATACTGATCATACCATACCTTTTTCCATTCACCAATGTTTGATCCATCCATAAGCATATGATCTTGCCACCACAAATTTGTGTGACTATCTACATGCTGGTGTGATATAGGGTTAAAGGCGTACTGGCTAATATAAAAAAACTGAAACTCTTGTGCTGAAGTATTGTTAATAATAGTTTTTTCAACATTTATTGCGGTGGAGGTATCTTTAAGGCATCCAAAATAATTACTCCACACGCATATATTATAATCGTTTTCAATTTCATTAAATGGTGAAACGCAATCACTTATTTGATCTTCGGCATCCAAATTTTCCATGCGGCGAAGAGATTCTTGATGCAAGTCGTAAACTCTTTTGGATACAATACTGTTACCCCTGTCTTCAATTATAATTCCACCAATGTTTTTATCATTATCTGATTGTCTCGATTCGAATTCATATAACTGGGGACCAAATCTACTATCTGATGCTAGCCACCAGGCTATAGCAGGTGCGCTTCCATTTACTGAATTGTACACTGCTACTTTCATTTTTTAGTCCTTTTGTATGGAGCGGGTGAAGAGATTCGAACTCTCGACATTCTCGTTGGCAACGAGATGCTCTACCACTGAGCTACACCCGCATCGTGGTGGGTAATAAGAGACTTGAACTCCTGACATCCTGCGTGTAAAGCAGGCGCTCTACCAACTGAGCTAATCACCCTATTATGGCGGAGAGACAGGGATTCGAACCCTGGGAACCTCGCAGTTCAACGGTTTTCAAGACCGCCGCATTCGACCACTCTGCCACCTCTCCTGTATTGGCTCCTTGTGTTGGGCTCGAACCAACGACCTACTGATTAACAGTCAGTTGCTCTACCAACTGAGCTAACAAGGAATATTTTACCTAGTAAAGTATTTAGTTAATACTTCTATTTGATCATCATACTCTGCGATGACTTTTAATTCTACTTCAATTGCTTCCAGGATATCGGAATGTTCTCCAATACCCACAGGGTTAGCTAAGTACACCTCAACATTTGCTTTGTGTTTAGCAATATGTCCTTGGGCATGCGCAATTGCAGCTTGGATTAGAGTCTCTCTCATATCATATCTTTCTGTGATTAAAATGAGAGCGTTTAACGTCTGCTCTCATAAGACGGCACGGGTTTGCCGGCATCATTCATTCAATTATTTCAAAAGAGGAATGAAACTCTTTACAGTCCTGATACCTAACCGTAGGTATTGGCGTGCTTATTAAGTAGCAACCCTTATTATAATTGGTGGAGCGTATCGGGATCGAACCGATGACCCCCTGCTTGCAAAGCAGGTGCTCTCCCATCTGAGCTAACGCCCCAATTAAAATTTACTCTTCTATGTCTTTCCTAACGTGTGTGGCTCGACACTGTCCATTTTAAATATTACCATATTGGTACGAGCTTCCTAATTACTATATATCTATTTATGATATTAGTGTGTATATGCTAACAGTTCAACGCTTTCGCTCCACGCTTCGCACTAACGACAAACACCTGCCGGCATACTTGCATCGACCCTTTTGTTGTGACTGCGAACTCACTTCATCATATGGGACTTGGTAACCCATACTAGTTAGTGGCAAACTAACGTGTCCTTTAAACACCGAGCAGTTTTGGGACCTACTCAGGTCATCCTGGGCACCATTTGCTCAATTGTTTAACAAGGGGAACAAAACCCTTTAACTTGGTACGAGTAAGAGGACTTGAACCTCCACGCATTGCTGCACTAGAACCTAAATCTAGCGTGTCTACCAATTCCACCATACTCGCACGTGGTGCCCCCACACGGACTCGAACCGCGGACCTACTGATTACAAATCAGTTGCTCTACCAGCTGAGCTATAGGGGCATTAAACTACTTACTAGATGCGCCCTCAGTATCTCCAATCTCTCCGCACGGCCTTATTGACATTGCCGCTCTAGTTCGACTGAAACTAGTAAAACTTGACATCTAAGCCTAACAGTTTTAGAGTTTTTAGCTGATCAACGCCTCTACACGGACGTATCTAGTAAGTAGTTTATTCTTATTCAATTGTCAAATAACGTGTTAATGTCTTTGCATCAACTTATGTATTCAATATAACGTATAATGATGTCGTTGTCAACACCTTTTTTATTTTTCCTACGTTTTATTTATCCTTTTTATCTACGTAGATAATTATTATTCTTGTATAGATGCAGATAGATTAATAATTACCGTTTGACCCTCATAAAATCTACGAGTAGTTTTTTGTGTAATTGTGGCACCACCATATTCTACAGTTGTGGTCCAGCCGCTTGCTACACTTCGTGTCTCGTTTACGTGGACTGTGCGACAACTTTCTTCCTGGCGGTAGCCAACAATTTCACGTCCGGGTTTTGCGCCTGATTTATCTGCACCAATAACACCACCTAATATTGCGCCGGCTGCTGCGCCGCCGTCGTTTCCACCAATTGCTTTACCGAGGATGCCGCCAATAATCATACCAGCTAGGGCGCCTTCACCAGCACTCCCTTTATTTTTAGAGTAGATAGGTATATCTTTAATAGTACATTTTGTAGATGGTACTTTAACCGTTTTGTTATGATAATGAGGCACGCTGCTCAATACTGTTCCACGAACAGTAGTAGTGTTGTCATAACTTTCAGCATTGACGATAGATGTGGTCATCGCCACTGCTGTCATCGCTATCAAAAACTTTTTCATCTTCTAACTTCCTTACTATATCTATTCCGAGTTCCCTATCTATATCAGACATGACTAGTTGCACACTGTGCATAAACCATTCATCTGATATATCATTTATCATAGCAACTCTGGAAACATTCTCTTTACATAATTATTGACAATTACCTGGGTATCTCGATCCACTTGAGATATATTGCCTCTGGGGGCATCAACGCCTTGTGTTCGAATTTCACCCTTGGCTACACGCAAAAGTTCACGCTTGTTTAGTTCTTGTACTTGATCTAAGGTGACTTGTCGTTGAGCGATTGCACTTATAATATATTCGGATACATCGCCGTGAGTCATTGGTATTTCAATTTTCGCATTAATGCGTTTTATACCATCAGGATAAAGTTGAGCTCTCATGTTTCTACCATTGTTGTTTGTTTACATCTTATGTTCTTAATATAACATAACCGTTCTAGATGTCAAGTAAAAGATGTTACTTTTTAAAAGATATCTTACCAAGTTCCTAAACTAGCACGTTTCCAAATATTGGTCACGCCGTCATAGTCTGCTGTCGCAATATACATATGCTCACCATCAGTGGCAATTGCACCTTTTTTGTCACCAGCTTTGCCGATTGGACTAGATGGGATGTCTTCTTGCGCAATAGGGTTAGGATTGGTTAAATTCGTTGTGGCGTTAGATGGTGTATTAACTACTGTGCCTGTGGTTGCTATAGCTGTTGCCGCTGGCTGTGCAGATGGCTCTACTGGAGAACCAGCACTTACTGCTGAAGTCGCTGCATCTGGAACATCAGTATAACCAGTTACTCTCCCACAGTAGTCATATGTTGCTACACGTGTCACGCCTTGTATTTCTGGATCAGTTTGATTGCGTAGCTTTGAAATTAGCTCTGGTTCTAGTATATAATCAAATATGCTTTTGCCAGATGCGTCAACTTCATATGGCTCCAATTGATTAAATGCTGCTTGTAATCCAGCGCCCAGTCTCTGTGCTTGCGCCAGTGTCATTGTTGATGGATCAATAGCAACACCAACACCAGTGTGTATTCTATCCACTGGACTGAACACACTCCCGCCGTTGCCAGTTTCACCAGTTGTGCTATCAGGTTCGGTTCCCTTAAAGTTATTTTCAAACTCTATAAGGTTTTGCATATCATCAGCAAAGGCATCTATATGTGAAGCAAATCCATCAAGCACACTTTGGGGCGCATTAACTAGTTCCTGAATACTAAATGAGCCATCAGGCTGTCTCATTAGATCGGCAATGTCTCCCAGAGTTCCTCCAGTAAATATACCAGCACTAAATGAAGCACCTGCAGATCCGCCAGCACCTGGGAGGCTAATACAGCCTCCGATATCACTGTTTGCGATTGTTCCCAGTTGGTCTAATACATTTTGTCCTGCGCCAGTAAAGCTACCAAATAAATCACCAAGTACATTGGGGATTGCTCTTGGCATAATTGGTGTTCCACAAAAATTAATCATATTGGCAATTGCGGCAAATTCAGCTATTGCATCATTCAACCTTCCAATAATATTTTCAATATTGGTGTGCGCAATGAACGAGTCAAGTGCAGCCTGTGCTTTATTGAGAGCGCCTTGTAGTTTAGCTAATGCTCCATTAATATTAATACCAATCTCAGCCAAAAGCCCTGCAATGTTAGCTTTAAGACAAATTTGCAAGTTAGGTAGTTTAATACCATTACCTGCCAATAAACTACAAATTAGTTCTCGCAAACTAAAACTAGTTTCGCCTTTTATAATTGCTCCTGCTGGCCCAATATCAATAGAATTTGGAATACTTACTGTGCGATTTAAATAATCATTAGCTGAAGATAAACCGCTTGTAAAGTCAGTCATTACCCGCCTACCTTCACATCACCACTACAACCAACAGCACTGGGCGCACAATGCGATCCTCCAGGGATAGGACACTTCCCATCTGGCGAGGCACTGTTGCCTTGTATTACCACTAACTTACCATTAATACGAACATTGGGATTAGCGGCGTTCAATGTACCGCCGCCATGTGAGTTTGGATCATTGTCAACACTGACTAATTTAGTGTTTGCATAGACAGTAGCTTGTCCCGAAACAATGTTACTTGCTCCACAACTTCTTTGATCGCCATTTCTATGCACACCGCTCATTATACTGTTACAATTCCTGTTGTCTGTTGTGTGTACGTATCAGTGGTGTCTTTAGCAGACTTGACAATACATACAATACTATTTAGTTTTAGCTTAATCTTAGCATCTGGGCTAACAGTAAACATGAATGGTGCTAGGCCCATACCTTGCTCAGTTGCCATAAGCATTAATGGTTTAGTTACTGTAGCGTGTGATGAATCTTCCGCATCTAAACGTGCAATCATTTCCTCGCCACTGCTGAGTTTAATACTTACTACATCACCTGTTTTGTATGGTGTTTCAATAATCATAATGTGTATCCGGTTCCGTTGTAATTGGTTTCTTCTAAGTAAGTACCTAATTGATCCTTACCGCCTATTGATGTTCCATTGACTTTAATCTGTGGGAAGGTACGTGCTCCGGGGAACATCTCTAATACTTCCTCACGAGTAAAGTCTGTGTCGAGTTGAAAATACTTGTATTTTAACTCACGTTGTTCGCAAAGCCGCTTTGCTTGATCACAATGCGGACATGCTGGTTTACCATAAATTTCAATCATAAACTAAATCCTTTAAATGTGTCTTCACTGACATCTTTTTTAACGCCGCCCAGTATATATGAACTAATTTCTGTTTCTTGTGGTGCTACTTGAACTTCTGCACCGCTAATCCATTTCTGCGTCCACGGTAGTGGGTTGGCTTGTGTGGTAGTGTACGGGCATTTTAGTCCCAACGCTGTCATACGCTTACAACAGATCCATTCAATATAGTTATTTAATAGTTCAGCGTTCAGGCCAATCATTGACCCGTCCTTGAATAGGTATTGTGCCCATTGCTTTTCCTGTTCTACTGCATCTACAAACATTTGAATAATGTCTGATTCGCACTCTTTTGCAATTTCCGCAAATTCAGGATCTTCTTTAACAAGAACTTTGGTAAGAAGATATTGTGTTGATGCAAGGTGTATGTTTTCGTCACGTGCAATAAATTTAATAATTTTAGCATTACCTTCCATCTTCTTGAGTTCTGCAAATGCCCAAGAGCAAGCAAAACTTACATAGAAGCGAATACCTTCTAATACGTTTACACTGTTTAAACACATCCAGATTTTCTTTTTAAGTTCACGCTTGTCAACAGTAATCTTTTTACCATTAACAGTGTGTGTGCCTTCGCCCAACAATTGATACCACTGTTGATATTCGATAAGATCATCATAATACTTTGAAATGTCATCAGCACATTCCACAATCTCTTTGTTATCCAAAAGGCTGTCAAATACTATGCTTGGATTTGAGTAGATATTACGAATAATATGAGTGTAACTACGTGAGTGAATTGTTTCGCTAAACGCCCAAGTTTCAATCCATGTTTCCAGTTCTGGAAGCGTAGTAATTGGCAACAATGCCAAGTTAGGGCTACGTCCTTGTACACTATCCAACAAGATCTGACGCTTTAAGTTACTTGTAAAGATATGCTGTTCATGCTCAGTAAGTTTCTTAAAATCACTACTGTCTTTACTTACATCTACTTCTTGTGGTTGCCAGAAAAAACCCAATTGCTTTTCTGTTAGTTTATCAAATTGTTTATATTTTAATATATCGTATCTTTGAAAGCCTAGGCCTTCATCCAAAAACGCATTTGCTTGCGTATGGTGTTTTTTGTTCTCTGTGTTTAGTACTGACATTATTATTTCCTAAATTACGCAACTATCGCAGTCATCATCATCGATGTCTGAGATAGCCAATGGGGGGTCGTCTTTGAAGTCAATTTCGCCTTGACCATCATATGTGTTAAAGTAATACAATTGTTTTCCGCCGTATTTGTAGAACATTATAAGATGCTGTAGCATTGTACTCATTGGAATCTTTTCATCTTCATAAAATTCCGGGTTGTAACTTGTATTAACACTGATGCCCTGATCGATATACTTTTGTAATATTGCCATAATCTTCAAATAGCCTTCTGGACTATGTTGACTCCATAATAAATCATACTTGTTTTTCAGTCTAGGATATCCTGGAACCACTTGCTTTAGTACACCGTGCTTTGATTGCTTGACTGACACAAACGCACGTGGTGGTTCAATACCGTTTGTGCTGTTTGAAATCTGTGCGCTTGTCTCTGCTGGCATAAGTGCCATTAGTGTCGAGTTTCTAATTCCAGTTTCTTTAAGTTGTTGACGTAGACTGTCCCAATCCATACGCTCAACGTGTGGTACTAGTTCGTCTACTTCTTGTTTATAAGTTTGGTTTGGTGTAATGCCTTGTCCGTATTTTGTTTCGCATACACCTTCAATATTGCCTTTTTCGATTGCAAGGTCTGCACTGGCTTTAATTAAGTAATAACTCCATGCTTCTGTCCATTCGTCTACTAAGGCTAGTCCCTCGGCATCAATATGCTGATAGGTTAAATTGTTTTTAGCTAGCCAGAAAGCAAAGTTAATAATACCCACACCCAAAGGGCGGCGCTTCATTGTTGATAACTGTGCTGCTAACACAGGATAATTTTGATAGTCTAATAGTTCATCCAGTCCACGTACTGCTAATGCACAAACACGTTCAAAGTCTGCTGGAGTTTTAATATTGCCCCAATTGATAGCACTGAGCGTACATAGTGAAATTTCTCCCTCTTCATCGTTAAATGCATTGAGAGGCTTTGTTGGCAAGTTGATTTCACAGCACAGGTTACTTTGCTTAACAGGAGCCATTGACTCGTCAAAACTACCATGGGTATTGGCGTGATCTACGTTCATCAAATAGATACGGCCAGTATTTTTACGTTCTTCCATAAATGACCCAAACAGGTCACCTGCTGGAACAACTTGCTTGCGAATATCTTTCCTACGTTCAGCTGCTTCATATAGGCGCTTAAACTCGTCCTGATCTGCAAAGAATGCATCATACAACCCTGGCACATCGCTAGGAGAGAACAGTGTGATATTGCCGCCAGTTAGTAGACGCTCATACATTAGCTTGTTAAACTGTACGCCGTAATCTAGGTGACGAACACGATTGTCTTCTGTGCCTTTATTGTTTTTAAGCACTAGTAGGTCTTCTACTTCATAGTGCCAGATAGGATAATAAAGAGTTGCAGCGCCGCCGCGAACACCGCCTTGGCTACATGACTTAACTGCACTTTGAAAGTGCTTATAGAAAGGAATAACACCTGTGTGGCTTGCATCACCTTTGCGTATTGGCGAACCGATAGCACGAATGCTACCAGCACCAACGCCAATGCCAGCTTTTTGACTTACGTACTTAACAATAGCTGAACTAGTAGCACTGATACTGTCAAGGCTATCACCAGTCTCGATAAGAACGCAACTACTGAACTGCCTCTGTGGCGTTCGTAATCCCGCCATAATAGGAGTAGGCAGACTGATATCAAAATTACTAATAGCATCATAAAAATCCTTTACCCATTTCATTCTTGTTTCTTGGGGATAGTTAGCAAAAAGTGTGGCTGCAATCATCATGTATGCAATCTGCGGAGTTTCAAAAATCTCACCAGTAACACGATTCTGTACCAAATACTTACTGCGGAATTGTTCCATACCAACGTATGCAATATTCTCGTCTCGATCATGTTTGATATAACTGTTTAATTGCTCAATTTCATTATCACTATAAACAGAAAAAAAACTCTCATCATAGTATCCTAGCTCAACATTCTTGCGAGCAATATCTGCAAGATGGAACGGAGTATATGTACTATACACTTGCTTTCGAATATGATAGTTAATTAAGCGTCCTGCTACCCACTGGTAATTAGGTGTCTCTTCTGAGATAAGATCGGCGGCTGCTTTGATTAATGTCTCTTGTACGTCTGAAGTTTTGATGCTGTTATAAAATTGCAAGTGACTTCGCAACTCAACTTCACTGGCACTTACACCAGTCACACCTTCACAAGCAAAAAATACAACTTTGTGCATTTTTTCCAAGTCTAAATTTTCTGATGATCCATCTCTTTTCAAGACAGAAATTTGGCTGTTATTCATATTTTTACCTTCTCGTTGGTTTACAGTGTCAGTTATTTAACAATAAAAAAATTTATATAAAGCTAGGTTAACTGCTCAGTGTCCCAACTCTTTAGTATATCACAATGTGATATGTCCGCAAGTTTATTAATTATACCATAAGTATAGTTTAAAATGTACTCGTCGTCAACTAAAATAATTAATTTTACTTCACTTTTATTTTTGTCCTGTATCAGTTTTATTTCACATGACCAGTCGATTAATTCCAAAGTATAAGCCATACCAAGAGTAATTACGTTCTCATCGTAATCTCCAGTGTGTAGTAAATCCCATGGATTCGGCCAATCAGTATTGTCATAAGGATCAATTACTCTCGAATTAATCGGCGCTGATTTCCACCAGTCAACTACTGCTTGTAGGACCTCTTCTTCATCATCAATATTTAGCAATTCATTTCTGAAATTACGCCAAATTTTTAATCTTTCTCGGGGACTTTCTAACCATACATTTGCAATCATTATCTACTCGCCCCTTATGCTGGTTTTGTTTGGTTTGTTAAAAATGTTATATGCTATCAAATCTTCACTTCCACGCAAATGGCGTGTTTCAGAATATTCACCAGTTGTAATTGTCCAATCAGCATGAGGAGTTGTATCAGGATTAATCTTTCCTGAAGTAGCATTGTGCTGCATATGAGCTATTAGTTGTCGTGGAGTTGCGTGTGGATTAGCTTGTAATACCAATGCTCCCATACCTACAATTTGGGGAGATGCCATTGATGTTCCCGATAAAAATCTCTGGTTATATTCACTGTTACCTGAATACGGGTCGCCGTTAACGTGTGCGCTCATGATTTGATCACCAGGGGCATATATATTAGTTGCTGTTCCCGAGTTACTGTCACCAGAAGGAGTTTCCAAACCGCTCTCAGTATCCAGAGGTAAATTTAAATTTCCTACATTGAACATATCAACACTGTATGGTGCTGATTTTCTAGAGAATAGGTTGGTATAAGTTCTTCTAGCTGGATCAACGTAATAATCAAAACTGTTATTATAATCTGGACCATCTGGCGCACTTACCGTAATAAAATCATTGCCAGCTGCAAAAGAAAAGTGTACTCCAGCATCAATACACTCTTGAAGTGCTGCATTTAGTGAGTTGATGACCGCCGGTACTTTTCGTCCACCAAAATAGTTAGTCTGCATTCCTGTGAATTTTCTTAAATCATTTTGGTTGGTACCCCAATTTGCTGGATTATATGCTTGTCCCCTCCAAGTAATTGAAGTTACAGGCCAATCATTAAAATTCCATGTACCCCAACTACAGTTTACAATAGTAGGGCGTTTAAAGCCAGTTGCTGGGTCTACTGGCTTATTATTATGCCAGCCCAGGATGCAATCAAATAATTCACTCGTGCCTAATCCATTTGGATTACCGCCGCGAAGACCAGACATTGCTATACAGTATATGTGAGCATTTTTAGCCCATCCAAACGTTTTTCCTGCTGCAATACCGGTACAGTGAGTTCCATGGCCATCAGTATCTAAATAAAAATCGTCGATATCCATTGTTCCAGAAACACCACTTTCTAAAAACCAATCGATCTTCTGTAACCTCGATACTCCGTTAGCATCTTCCCATTCTGGATGATCTGCTACAATACCAGTATCTACCACTACTACATCTACGCCAGTGCCATCTAATGAATAAGAAAAATCTTCATCAATAGTTTCTGTCCTGTCTCTAAAATTACAACGTAACAGTCCCCAATTAGTTGTTTCCGTCGAGCCTAATGTTTGGGTTGAATGATTTCCAACAATGATACTATCATCTTGGTCTACATCTATTTCAACCGACATAACTCTTTCATCTTGCTCTAGTAATTCTGCCTCATCTGCAGTTAAAACATAATGACACAATCTACGCATGCCATTCCTGCTGTTAGCAATATCTACACGTCTACTCGGCACGAAGCCGTCAGTTTCACTTTGGTTTTCGATTTCTTCCCAAAATTCTGCATAATTAATATCTTGATTTAATACAACTACATATTCAATAAGTTCCATGATTTACCTCTAATGCAAATCTACCCAAGCACCATTTGCATAGCCTTGGAATTTGTTTGTATCAGTATTATAAATCGTATCTCCATTTATAGCAATAATTGCATCTCGCTCAATAGTAGTTAAATTTACCATTCTAAAAGGTGCATTTGTGCTTACTCTATTAGGAGCATCAAGAACAATATTACTACCAGATTCAATTACAGTTGTTCCTGCTCCAGTAATAGTTAAATCTGAAACTGTTAAACTGTTAAACTCTACATCATCAGTAGTATTCAAACTTTGATCATATGCAGCGCCGCCGCCTACTGTGTCTGGCGACCATGCGGCGCCATCCCATACTAATGCTTGTCCAGTAGAAGGAACAGTTACAGATACGTCTGCAAGATCACTTAGATTAGACGATGACGATATCGTAGTCGGTGTTACAACTGGTGCATCACCTGATGGTACAACAAAGCCTGATACTAGAGGGTTGTTATTGGCTGTGGCTGATCCGTCAGACTTAAAGTTATCTTCAATCCAAGAGAACAAAGATTCATCTGTATCAGTAGTAGTATAATTTAAAATAAATGTTGTGCCATTTAGTGTACCATCAAAAACGTGATCAAGGGCAGTGCCGGTGCAATTAGAATTATAAGTGTCTTCAATTGAAAACGTTTCGCCAACTCTATCAATTGAAATACGCAACGTACCTTGACGTTTATTTGATGTCAGAACATCATTCAATGTATATCTAATAAGAATATCGTCAAAGCGGTTAGAATCAATAGTAATATATGGAAATGCTTGTTCTGTTGCTGGGCCTGCTATTCCAACTGCTCTTACTGGATCACTGATGCCTTCTGGAGCCTGTGCAGTCATAATTTCAGTATTAAAATAAAGAACAACACGTTCACTTGTAGGAGCATCATTAAAAGTTAGAACAAAATCTCGATATGTGTAATTAGATGCTTTTATCGGTGCAACACCGTCACTTTCAAAATACACTTCCCATGATCCGGCGTACATACTATCTAAATCCACCGGCATACGATAGTTTACAGTTCCGTTACTATCCTGCGAATATTGTTCGTTACCAATGAAAAGTCTATACTCGTCAGTTGCATAACCAAATTCGCCAGCCAATAGTCCATTG